TCATGGACGATACAAACGAAAGAATATACATCAGTACTGGAAACGGTAAAACTTGGATAGAAATGGACGAAGCAGGTAACATAGATGTATATGGTGAACGTAATGTATCAGTGCATGCAGAAAATGATATTAATTTCACCGCAGGCGGCACGTTCCGCGTGCAAGCAACAGACGGCATTCATTTGTCTACAGATGGCGAAGCACGTATATCTGCGTTTACGGGCGTACATTTGCAATCAGATGACACAGTAAAAATTAAAGGCGCCACGATGTTTATTGAATCTGACGCCGACGTAGATATTAAAGCAGGCGCCAATTTCATCGCAGACGGCGGTGGCACAGCCAGTTTATTGGCTGGTGGTAATGTATTACTCACTGGTGCACAAGTACACTTTAATGGTCCACCTGCGCCACCAGCAGCAGGTACAGCAGGCATCGAAGCACCATTACCACCAAGCCGTCAACCAGACCACGAGCCGTGGGCACGAATGATGATAGACGACGCAGGCAATCCAGAATTTCCAGACTATGAGGATGCGGGTATTGGTCGCACTGAAAACGGTGAAGATTTGGGTAGAAATCCTAAGTGGCACCGCTGATAAATATTAGATAATATTAGGATTATACAATGGCACGCGAAAATATATATAAAGGATATTCGACATTTGAATTCGAAAGAAGCAAGTCACTAACTGTACGAGATATAGAATTGGTGAAGCTTGACTTGTTGACTCATATGTTTACGGAACGTGGTTCAAGGGTTATGATGCCGACCTTCGGTACTATAATCAAGGAATTGACTTTCGAGCCACTCGATACCGACACATTAGATGAATTACATTCAGAAGTCAAATCGGTACTAGATTATGACCCACGAATAAAAATACTTAAATTAGTAATCGTGCCCGATTATGATACCAATTCAGTGGTGGTCGAAGCCATCCTGAATTACATAGAACTAGACACCGTGGATGAATTCAATTTGAACATCCAATTTGAGGATTAATATGGCTAATCAAATAGCAAGAGCAGAAGCATGGGAAGTTGTACACGAAGCGTTTACGCAGGTTAACTTCAATTCCTTTGACTACAATACAATAAAAGAAAGCCTACTTGATTATGTCAAATTGTACTTCCCCGAAGACTTCAATGACTATATCGAATCAAGCGAATTTATTGCACTCCTTGAAATATTTGCCTATGTGGGTGAGTTGCTCGCATATCGCTTAGACTTAAATGCCCACGAAAACTTCCTTACAACTGCACAACGCAAAGAATCAATCCTCCGCCTTGCTAAGTTGATATCATACAAAGCTTCAAGAAACATTGCGGCGCGTGGTCTAGTTAAGATATCATCAATACAAACTACAGAACAAGTTGTTGATTCACAAGGCAGAAACCTATCTGGTCGTAAGATTGTTTGGAACGACTTAAACAATGCTGACTGGAAAGAACAATTCCTATTAGTAATGAATCGTGTTTTATCGCAGGACTTTGGTAGTGTAAACCCTAACGAACGTGTACAGATTGAAGATGTATTGTTTGAACTTTACACATGGGATAACCTGTCACTGAAATCAAACGGCGTTACAGCGTTTAGTTACTCGTCAACTTCTGCTGGACAATCATTCCCTATGGAATTGGTACCAGTTGAACTTACAGCAGACTCACCAATAGAAAAGCGTCCAGAACGTGATTCTAAATTCTCATTACTATATGGTTCTGATGGTCTTGGTGACGGCTCAGATACGACAGGTTTCTTCTGTTTCACGAAACAAGGAACATTACAAATCGACCAGCGCTCATTTGATGGTATTACGCCCAATCAAACGGTTGATATTGAAGTAAACAACATTAATGAAACCGACGTCTGGTTGAACAATGTTACCGCCGATACCCGCGAAATCCTAATTACTGACCCCGTTGAAGATATCCTCCCTCACTTAACCGACGGTTCAAGTCGATATGGTGAATGGTTTGAAGTAGACCTAGCAAATGGTCAAAACATTATATTTAACACAGACTTGAATCGCCAGAAGTACGAAGTCGAAGCTTTAGACGACGACCAAATTAAAATAATATTTGGTGATGGTGAATTCTCCGAAATTCCACAGGGTGAATTTGACCTTTGGTATCGTGTATCCGCTAATAGCAATACGTTGATTCAGAAGACATCTGTAATTGACACTCCCGCGAGCTTCACATACCTCGACTTAACCAATACGGTTCAGACGATAACTTTCACTTATTCGTTGATTAGTTCTTTACAGAACAGCTCAGTATCGGAAGACATTGAACATATTCGTCGTGTGGCGCCTAGTGTTTATTATACACAAGATAGAATGGTAAATGGTCGCGACTATAACTCATTCATGCTTAAAGACCCATCTATTCTTAAACTTCGTTCTGTCAACAGAACGTTTGCTGGTGACTCTAAGTATATTGCATGGCACGACCCTAAAGAATATTACGAAGACGTTAAAATATTCGGCGAAGACTTAGCGTTGTTCTGGATTGAAAACGACCCAGTAAATGGTGGTCTTGCTACCACTAGTACATTTTTAGCAGCACAGGAGTTATTAACAAATTTAGTTGAACCATTATTGTGTAGTCGTGATTTTTATAATGTGATGGTTGACGAATTTGCTGACGCTGGCAGGGACATAGAAGAACTTCGTTGCACGTTCACTGCTGCCGAAAGTAACACAATTATTGCGGCGTTAACTGCCGCCCTTCAGGGTTCTAGTCCGATTGTAGATTTACACTTTTCTGCCACGGCGGGAGCTGTTGGTAGTGGTGGTGAATGGACTACCCTAGAAACAGTGGATAGTATCTTTATGATTCGAATGGAAGCACAATTTACTGCCAGCTTTCATTCTTCTTGGACAGTTAATTGGCGTACAAAGCGTATGGTTTCGCAATCAGAAAGCACAAAATTCAGAAACACAAATACGACAGCTGGCGTTGTAAATTTTAATACATTAAATTCTAATGACGACAATATCACAATACTGGCGGCAAATATTAACGGTTCAGCTAACGCAGTACTTGGTGAAAATTTTGACTATAATGTATTAGGTCAAGAATTAGTTGAACAAAATTTACCAAATGCTGGATTACCAGACGACAATAGATTGTCTGTATTACCTACAGATATTACAGACGACGGCGTTCCAGACTTTGCGCCACAACAAGACATATTAAATGCTGTTGAATACTTTACTATAACTGGTACTACTATATTACTCACAGGCACGAACATGAGTTACGTAGAAGGCACTGCTGCTGATACATTGACAGTAAAAGTAAATGATTTAGAAGTCGGATTTAGTGAAAGTACTAGCACAGGAACATCGGCGGAACGAACAACAATTATCCTTGATGCTGCTCTTGGCGGCTCACCTTCGCCTAACGTAGAAGTCACAGCAAAACAATTTGTATACTTCTTTCGCTCCCTTCCTACAGAGGACTGGGTACCAGTGACAACCAATTCACTAAGTAAAAGTAACTGGTTCTCCGAAACAGGCGACTTCTATACTCGCACCTTCAAGCGCGAATACGGAAGGTATCCAATGAATTTCGCATGGTTCTATACTACACCAAGATTACATCTTATCGACCCAGCACCATCTAATATTATTGATACGTTTATTATTACGCGTGGCTACTATCAGGGATTACAGCGTTGGCTTGAGAATAAGACGGATACAAAACCTACACCACCGACCCCACTAGATTTAAGAACCGCATATTCGGGACTTTTAGAGAGCCGCATGATATCCGATACTGTCATCCTTCAAACGGGCGATATTAAGATATTGTTTGGTCCACGGGCTATTCCTGAATTACAGGCGAACTTTAAGGTCATCCGCCCAACAATCAATAATCTTACAGATAATGAAGTTAAGGTTAAAATTGTTGAAACTATGCGTACCTATTTTGACTTAAATTATTGGACTTTTGGTGAAACATTCTTCTTTACTGAACTAGCTGCTGCTGTCCACAATAAGCTTGGACCTGAGATAAATTCAATAGTATTGGTACCAACATTCAATACTAACCAATTTGGCGACTTATTTCAAGTACAATCTCGTGAGAATGAAATATTTACCATCGATGTAAGCACAAGCAATATTGAAATAATTGAATCATTTACGCCAGAAAACATTCGCCAATAGCCAATTTTGGGCATAATGTTTCCTTGATAAATACTTGGAACACTTGGAGAATATAGAACAGTGGCAGAAAATAAAACAGATTATACATTACCGCGTACAGACTTACTTGAGCTTTTACCTGAGCCGTTACATTCTGATACCAATTTAAGTATTTTTGACAATGTATTTAACCGTTATTTAACTAAGCAAGAAATTGAAAAAGTTGCTGGTTATATCGGCCGTGGTAATCCTAATGCTCTTCGTTCTCGCCAAATACACGAACAAGATGTCCACCGCCAAGCATTCCAGCTGCAACCAATACCATACAACAAAATAGGTTCTGTTGAACATATGGCGTCATGGAAGGATATGCAGAAGGAATTAGAACGCCTTGGTGTGGATATTGATGACTTTGATGACTGGGGAACCACACAAAAATTTAACTGGGTTCCACCTATCGATATTAATAAAATTATTAATTATCGCGACTACTATTGGGTTGATAATGACGACCCTAAGTCCACACCGCAATATATAACAATTCGTAACACCTGTGCGACAGCCACTGCGCGATATAATTTTTGGGAATCTCTGACCGTACAGTACGGCTCAACGATGCCGATTGATGAATTGTTGCCAGCATCACTGGACCCAACAACTTTCACGATTACTGATTTCACGACAGCAAATACATTAAAAGTAGAAGGTGACGTCCTTGATGAGATATTACTTGGCGACAACATCGATATAATTAATACTACTGTAAATGATGGTACGTATTTTGTTAACGCTGGGCCGACGTATAGTGGTGTAACAAACGAAACAACGATACAGGTTGCCACCACATTAACAACCGGCTCACCTTCAGCCACCGCAGAAGTCGCATTAAGACGCTTTAATCAAATAACATTAAACCCTAACGATACTTTGGAATCGGGCGACTACACAGGACTATACGAAGAGGGTTTTG